TCTTCTGGTTCATCTCCGTAAAAGTCTGATGTAAGAGCTTTTTCCATATCTTCAGAACTTCCGTCAAAATCAACACTAATAGCACCATTTGGGTCTCTACGCATATCATTGATTTCAAGATTGTTATCTTTTGCGAATTGTTTTATTTGTCCGACATCAGCTTGTGTAAATGGTATGTCTGAAAATCTTTTCTTTGGTGATGCTTTTGATGCGTCATCTCCACCGACAACTTTATCTTTACCGGCTACTTTTACAACCGTGCCAGGTCGCATTTTATGTTTTTTCTTATAATCTGCAAACTCTTCTGGTGTTTTGAATTCTAATTCATTAACACTACGATTTCCATATCGTGTTGTGATTTCTGATAATATTCTTAAATCTTTCACTATTCACCCCTTATGATATGGTTGATTATATCTTCTGCTCTACAATAGTCTCCACAAGTTCTACCTTGTTGATTATCTACTGATTCGTTCATTGGGTGCAAAAATGCTCCGTGTGTTGATGGATTGGAAACAAAATCAAAAGCGATTAACTCAAAGTCATCTCCTACTTTTGAAACCGTATCTCCGTTAGACTCTCTAACCACTTCAACACTTCCTAATCCTCGTGAACTGATACCTAACTTGATACCATTTTTAAATAATTCTTTCAATATATTACCACTTGGTGTTGTTAAGATTTCTACCGTACCGACTAAATTATCTCCTTCAAAATGCATTTCCTTGACATTGTGAGAAACATTTTGTAAATTAACAACTGAACTATCAGGGTGGTCTAATTCACCAAGTGCTCTATTTTGTTTTACAAAATTCTCATCATACTTTTTAGATTCACGAACTAATATCTCTCTTGGATATACTCGTCCGTTTTGGTTTTTTGCTTCTGCTCTTTGTAATACACCTTTAACAACTAACTTTCCGTTGTTTTCTTTCATCGCCTCATTTATTTGGTATATAATCTACGATAACTTGTTTCATTATTTTAAGTTTCCTACTTTGTTTGCCATTTTGACTAATCTTTCTGAAATCTTGGTCAATGCTTTGTGTGTGTTTTTCCAATAGTCTTCTGACTTCATTTTTAATTCTGTTTTTAATTTAAGATTCATTTTCACGGTTTTGTCTAATTCGTTTAATGCGTCTCTAATTTCTCTCATTGAACGACCAATCTTTTGTTTTGGTGTCATTGATTCGTCATTTCTCCAATCGTGATAACGACCTTCTTTTACAAATTGTTTTTTACCTTTGTTAAAATTAACACCTTTTGGTTTTTTGTTAGATGCTTTTCTAATATTTGCCATATCGTCTAATGTTTTGATAAACTTTTTAGGGTCTTTTTCAAATGCGTTGTATATCTGATATGATTCTGCAAATCCAAATAATTCATCAAGAGATTCTTGTTGTGCTCTTGATAGTTTTGGAAATTGTGTAAAGTCTGCAAATGGTTGTGATTCATTTACTGGTTTGTATCCACCTGCACGAGTAATCTTTTTTAATTTTTCTTTATCTTTTTTTCTTTTACTTCTGAATGCGTAAGGTGTATCGTAGTAAATGCCAGTTCCCATTGGATTTGCTGCACCTGCTGATGCTGTTGTGGATGCTTCATCAACATCTCTTTTATGTCTTTTGACGATTTCCATAACGTGCATTTTAATAAAGTTGGTATCTCTTTCAAAATCCTCACCAATCATTTCAGCGACTCTACCTAATTGAAAAGAAATAATATTTGTTAATTCTATTCCGTGTTCAACTGGGTCGTGGTCAACTTCTTCACCATTAACAACTTGTTTTTCCATTTCAAAGATGTGGTCCATTTCTTTTGCAGAACTAACGACTAATTCCTTGGCTTCATCACTAAGGTCTTTCTCCATTAGTTTTTGATAAAGAATAACTGCTGACTTGCAGATATCGAAATGTTTAGTTTTATATCCTAAGATATCAATGTTTTCACCACCACCGAAATGGTCTGGCTTATCATTTTCTTGTTCATTTAGTTCTTGTAAAACAAGATGACGAATAGCTTCTTTTAATTTACTTACTTTGACGCGTCTGGACATTTTTGATTTCCTTAATTAATTCATAGTATCTCATTAATGCAACCACGTGTTTATCTTTCACGATTTTTCCTTTTGTAGCGGTGTCAGTATATTCAATAGCTTCTGATAATTTAATCTTAGTAATCTTATCATTTACTCTTGGTAGTAATTTAGTTAGAGCTCTTTTGATTTTTACTACTTCGGAATCAATAAATTCTTTTAATGAATTAGTGTTGGATACATTGTTGATATATTGTTTCAACAAGTTTTTTTGATTTTCATTTAAAGATTTATACTTAGAATTAAACTTATCCACTAATAACTGATAACTTAACAACCTTAAATCTTTATCTTGTTCTTTATAGTTTTCAGTTATTTTGTTAGATTTTTGTATTTTTTTACTATTACTAACAATATGTTCAGTTATAGTGATTACTGAATCTGTTTTTTGAACTGGTCCAAAATCTTCTTTGCCAGTTTCTACACCAAATACTTTATAGATTGAAGCCATAACTTTAAAGTTAGGTATTCTTGTATTAAAGAATTCTTTTATGTCATAATTTTCTTTAATTGTTTTAATTAAATTGTATTTTTCGTTATTTAATCTACGATTAGATAATTTTCTACGACTTTTAATCACTGCTTCAACTAATGTTGCGGCATGCGAATCGTTTTTGTATTTTTTTTCTAATAAAACTTGATAAAGTGCGTATTCTTTACCCAATTCGGTGTTTTTATTAAAGAATTCTTTAAAAATCTTTACCGATTTTGGTTTATTTGAATCGTTCATCACATCAGCCGTTATTTGACGAGACAACAATTCGTAAAGAATAGCAGTGTTCTTTATCTTGTTATGTTTAACATTTAAAGACATTTGAGCTCCAACTATTTTTTACTTTTTATCAATAATAAATATAAAACTTTCAAGAAATGTGTATTTAATCTACATCTTTTTCGTTTTTATATTCATTATATTCTTGTTCAACTTCCTCTACTTTCTGAGTTTCGTTAATTATAGCTTTTGACTTTTTACCCATTGTTTTTTTCAAGGCGTCGTAGTGTGCTAATGCAAGTGGTCTTCTGTTTTTAGTTTGCTTCCCTAATGGGTCACGACCTCTTGCTCCACTATCTTTGAAAGGTTTATTCATCTCTTTTGGACGACCACCTTGTTCATCTTCCGGCCTATCATCTTTTTCTTCATCTGGAAATGGGTCAAATATAGAACCTGCTATGGTGTCCGGTGGTATTTGGGCGTCATCTTGTCCGACTCCCACGGCTGCCATATCACTTGGTGTTCCAATTGCATCTCCTGTTTCCATTGGGTCATTACCTTCCATTTCAATCTGTGAGTGTCTGAATTTCTGTTTTTGGTCCTCAATGATTTGATTCTCAATATCAATCTTTTCTTTATCAGAAAAGTTAAACACATTATCATATACCCAATTGTAAGGTAAAATCTTATCACTAATCATATCACGAGCTAAGTTTACTTTCTGTCCAAACAATTCTATCTTCTCTTGTTCATACATTGTTGAAGGACTTGCTAACTCTAATTCAAAATTAACTAAGTCAGCGTCAGTATATCCTTGTGAATATAAGTGAACAACTGCTATCTTTGTTAATTCAGATATGATAATTCTTTGTATTCTTTCTATGGTTCTGGCAAATCTTACATCTTCTGCTGCGAGTGTTGCTTTACCGCCGACATTTTCATCAAAACCTAAGAATGCTTTTGGAACTCTTAGTGATGCTAATAATTTGTTTTTCAAATATTCAATGTCTTCTGTTGAATCATAGTCAATACCACCTAACTCATTGATTTCCGTTCCACTATCTCCACCTCGAACTGGCATAAAGAAATCTTCTGTTAAGTTTTGTATATTGTATTTAAGATTGTATTCACCTGTTGCTTCATCAATAACTGGTGTTTTCTTCATCTTGTTGATAATTCTTTGCATATAGTTATCAACCTCTGCTGGTGGTATATTACCAATATCAATCTTGAATACTCGTTTGGAAGGTGCTCTCATAATTCTGTGAATTAACATTGCGTCTTCCATAAGTGTTAATTGTTTCCAAATCTTTCTTGTAGATTCAATCATAGATTTACCATAAGGTAAAAAATTACTATCGTTTGCTAATCTAAAGTGTGCGATTTGGAAGTTTTCAAATTCTATCTTTCCTTTACCACTTGGCTTTTGGCCGAAATACGGGTGTGCTCCTTCAATACTTTCTAAGTAGAACTTAGTGTAGTAAGGATTTTCAGGGTCTTCTCCCTCAGAACGAACTACTTCATAAGGTGATAATGGAACTACATTAGTAATACCATACTTTTCACTTATATCCAAGTGTAAAAAGAAATCACCATACTTGACCATATTACGAGTCCAAGGCCATAGATTGAACTCAATGTTCATAATGTCATAAAATAAATTGTTTAAAATTTCTTTAATGTTATCGTTATCTGATTTAATTGTGATAACTTGTCCATATTCACCTTTCATAGTTGATTCATCTGAATATATGTCTAATGCAGATGATATGATTGGGTCTGAGTCCATTGATTCATAATCTTTAAACAATGCTAATCTTGCCGCCATAATTTGATGTACGGTTGAATAACCTGTTCCAACTAAGTCTAAGTTGTTATGTAGTTTTGTATATCTGTCAACAAGATGACTTTTGACTTGTTTTTGCACTTGGTCCGTATCGGCAATCTTTAATTTTTTACCACCGACATTACGAACAATTACATTTGTTGCAAATAATCGTCTCAGTCTTCCAAATAATGTTGTATCAGCCATTTTTTACCTCACTTTTATAAGAGCCACGTTAGGTCCTCTTTTTCTTTTCCTGTGTCCCAATCCCAACTATCATTTTTCTTGATGTCGTCATTGGTGTATAAACCCTCATTGTCCATCATACGACTGAGAGTTTTCTTTGTTAATTCAACACCTTGTGTTCGTAATCTTAATGCAGTATCACGAACCCAAAGTCCAATAGCAAAAGACATCACAAGGTCATCATTGTATCCTCGCATTGCTTCTGCTCTATTATTAATATAGACGAAAGTCAGTAGTTCATCAATCAAACGATTTGAACGAACCACTACACTTTCCTCTCTAAAAAATTCTTCTAACTTACTAATAATTAGTGGTCTGGTCTTAGAAGTCGTTGAAAAACCAGCAACCATTTTCTTTTCTTCACGATAATGTTTATTCGTTACTTGATGTTGAACATCAACATATTGTAAGTCTTTACTTGTATAAAATAGATTAGGATAATCCCTATCTATAATTTGTTGGATTGTTGCCCAACCAATATTATTGTTCTCTACTATAAGTAGAGCATCGTTATATTCTGTTGCTATGGAAACCAACATATTTCCAAAATCTTTGGTATTTATTCTACCTTTATACTCTGCGACTTGTGTTAGAGTTTCTAATTCAATAATATGAAAAGCAGAGTAGTCTGCACTATCTCCACGACCAACATCTGCACATACAATATAATCTTTTGAGTAATCCGCAGGTTCCCAAACCCACATATTTGTATCAACACCTCTTTTTTCTAATGGGTCTTTACAACTTCTTTTTCGTAAATTTTCCAATAGTGTTGCGTCAATTACACCAGTACCAGAAGTTAAGAAGTCACAATCACATTCTTGTGCTGCACTTCCAATTCCAAGTAAAGTATCTTGTTCTTTTCTCCAACTTTCGTCTCTTTCAGGATGAACCGTCCAATGTAATTTAATCGGATTAAACAAACCACGACCTTCCTCAGCTTCTACCCAAGTTTTGTGGAACCAATTACCAACTCCGTTTGGTGTTGATAATGCAATACATTGACCACCAGTCGTTAGTGTAGATTGTGATGCTGTCCATATATCATCAATCTTATCAATGAATGCTGCCTCGTCCAATATTAATAATGATAGTGCCTCAGAACGAGCTGCTTCGGGACCTGATGATACTGCTTTAATTTGAGAACCATTACGATACCTCAAATTTAATTTGTTATCCTCAACACACCTTTGTTTTAACCAACTCGGTAAGTTTGCGTGCATAACACGAACTTTCGTAACCAAGTTTTTTGCTACCTCTTGTTTTGTTGCAATTACCAAGATGTTTTTATCTTGTTGGAAAGTCATCATCCACAAACTATATCCAGCTGTTAATGTTGAAATACCCAACTGACGAGCTTTCAAGATAACATTCATACGCTGTTCTTGAAATTCGTTTATTGTTTTTTCTTGGAAATCATACAAGTCAAAAGGTATTTTACCCTGAATCGGGTGTTGTATCATACAATACTTTTTCATAAAATATGCAGGGTCTTGTGCACATTTTACATACTCTTGTTTGATTACTTCTTTTATTTGTTCTGCCATTAGTCTACTATTTGACCTGCCAATCTAACTGATGTAGCAGTCAACACTACTCCATATGTAAAGTATAACCATTTATTTTCATACCATTTAGGTTGAACGAGTTTTACTTTTTGTTCAAGAAGTTTGTTGGTGTCTTTTAGTAGATTAAGTTGGGTAGTTTTATTTGCTATCAACATAGAATCTATGACTGATGTTTCCTCATAAAGTTTAATTTGTGATTCTAAATCCATTACCAAAGAAACATTTAGACTATCTTTTAGTTCTAATTCCTTAATAGTATTGGTAAATCCTAAAACTTCTTCCTCAGTAAAGGTATAGGTTTTAGTTTCATTAACTTCTTGAGAGTATAAAGCTCCCATTAATAATATGTAAATTAAATATCTCATATATATAAATATATATTACTTACTAAATTTCTTCAAAAATTTTACTGCCTCATCAGCGTCATCTGTTTTGACTGCTTCTGATGCTTTTTCAATTTGTTTTTTAGTAGTTGTAACTTTTCTTTTTAATTTAGCTACTTCTTTTTTGTTAACTCGTTTCTTTGATTCAAGAACTTTTACTTCTTTTTCAAGTTCTTTCACTTCATTGTCTTTAACTTTGATTTGTTTATCAAGTTCTTTGACTTCTTTTTTCTTGTTTCCACCAAAGAATAGGTTTAATATCGCTTGTATGATATTCATTAGTTCACTCCTGTTAGTTGTTCTTCTGCTTCTTCAACGAGTCCTCTTTTTTCTCGTATGAAATCTCTTGCGTCTGATATGGTTTTTTCAAATTCTTTTTCACCCATTTCCCACTTTTCAGCTTCTAATTCTGGATTATTTACACCCACTTGGTTAAACCACTCTTTTTTACCGCCAGTTTTTTCAAAGTCATCTAAACTTTGTTCTAAATCTTTTAATTGTGATTTTTGGTTCTCTAACATTTTTTGTTGTGCCCAATCATCAAACTTTCCCTCAAGTCTTAATTTATGTTCAAAGTCTATTTGACAATCAAAACAATGTCCCATTAATCTCCAAAACTTATTATCAAGTTTTTTCTTCATTGCTTTTTTACATTTAGGACAAAACCAAGGCATTCTTGCTTTCTGCATTACTTCACTTAGTTCTGACTCTCTTGTTTTACCACCAAGGTTTTCTTGTTTACCCTCGTATCCTACTTGAACATATTCTTTTTCATATTCTTTACCACTC